CCCTTCCTGTCCTTGTCGTGCATATTATCGGCATGCGTTCCCAAGAATAGATGATCTGGATTCACGCAGGCTCGAACGTCGCAATGGTGGCAAATACACAGTCCATCCGGAATTGGTCCCTTGTAGATTTCCCAACTCAAGCGGTGCGTGGATATGGTTTGACTGTTGAGCGAAATGTTTCCATAGCCGGTTTTCGTGAAGATGGATCCGGTCCAGAGCCAACAACCGCCGTTAGTGTCAAACTCAATCCGGCTATGAAACCGATCAACTAAGGGTGTGACCCTAGCGCGCTGCCTAGCGAGCATTTTTGCTCGGCTGGCCTCTGAGTGCTTAAATCCGACGCGAGGCATTATACAAACTCTCCCAACATCATTCGGGCTTCCCGTTCCAGCGTTTCAGAATCCAGACCAGGGATAATTTGGGTGATTAGAAGCAGTTTGGCCTTGTCAAAGAATTGCTTGAACTCGACCTGACCCATTTTATCAAAGGCGATGGATTGAGTGACCATCACCGTTTCGCCGTTCCGCTGGCGGACGGGATTGCAAAGTCCCAGCTTGAGTTTCATCCACTCGTGCAGATCCTCACCAGTCACGTTCTGGTCGAGATTTTCCGCAACAAGGTCCAGCATTGACCAATAGAGGCGGTGTTGTTGAAGAGAGCGGGGTTGTGTGATTTTGACCTTTAGAGGCTTGTTGCTCGGGTAAGCCTCTAGGCCGTTGCTATCGGTAGGCGCGACGGGGACCAAGAATGATCCCCTCCGCATCATCTGGATTGCGGGACGCTCGGCCACATCGTCACCTCACCGACCACTGTGAAACGAACGGAATGTCCGTGTCATCATCGAACCCGGTCGATCCGCCACCGCCTCGCGGTTCTTCCTGCTTCTTCCGTGCAATCTCAATTTTGCCCGCAAGCATGGTCGCTGACTTCTGCCAGAACGCGACCCGATATTCGATCCCGTCCATCAGTGCGGTCCCCGTCCAGTCTGGGGCTTTGTCATTCGTCTTTTTCTTGTCCTGAAAGACGGAGATGTCACCGTCTCGCTTTTCATACGCCATTCGTCTTTTTCCTTATCGTCATTTCAGTGCCGGGCCATGCCTCATGCACGGCTCGGATAAACTCAGCCAACGGCGGCGCGAAAGCCCTCGTCCATGTTGGCACCTGCCTCGTCGGCGTCGATTTCCTCCGCGCGGAGGTCGATCATATCGCGGATGGAATCCAGCCAGGATTGCGGAAGATGCGCCGTGCGGGTGTCGAAATGCTCACGCCACGCAATCAGGTCAGCGGTTGACGCCTTGCCGATCTCGGCCTTGATGGTCACATCGTCGCCGTCCTTCTTGGCTTGGGCAGACGACTTCCGGCCCGTGCTGATGACAGGTTCCGATTTGGCAACCGCCTTCGGCTTGGCGGCAGTAGCGGCCTCGCCGTCATCATCGGCAGGCGAAACGCCCACAAATGCGGCCAAAGCGTACCGACGGGCATAGCTCGTGGCAGACCCGTAAGCCTGCGCATCGGCCTTCCCGAGAGGGATTGTCAATGAGCCTCGGACCCATTGACCGGACTTGTGGCAAAGCTGCGTGGTCATAGCCATACGGCCATCCACAAGTTCGCCCGGCGACTGAATGACGGACAGCCCGTTACTCGACAGGGCATCTCGACAGGCGTCCCAGACCCCCGCCAGATCGGCATACTTGGACCGGAAGTGTGGGTTCTCCCTCGTCTTCAGCGCGTTCTCAATTTGACCCTGCGCGATTGCAAGGGCGGTTGCCAGATCGGCGATATTTTCAGATTGTTCCATTTCTCACCTCACAGAAGCCAGGATCATCCCTGCGAAAAGCGAGGCCATCCCGGCACAAAACACGATTGATGCAATCAGCATCGGCCATCCAGACCAGACACGGCGAGGCATGAAATACATTCCGATGCCATCATTCCGCCGGAACGGTTCAAGATCGCGGGGTGACAGGTCCATCACCCGGCCACCGTCAGGACAACGGTCAGGGCGATAATCGCCGTCAAAGCGAGAGCGTCAAGGGCAAGCCTCATGACAAGAACGCCTTCTCAATTGCACCATCCGCAATCATGCAGGCGGTAGCAATGCCAAACCCGGCAAACCCGCAGAGGAAAAAATGCGCTCCCGGCATCGTCACAACCACGGCTAAAAACAAAAACAACATGAACCAAAAAATGTGGTTTGCTTGCTTCACGGTAGATCCTCCATTTCCTGCGCGGCTAGTGCCGCCTCAACGTCCTCATCGATCCAACCGGCAAGCCCGGCAGCGATGGCGTCAAGCGCCTCGGGCGTCATGGTGAAGTCGGGTTCGGGGTCAGTCATGGTTTGTTCCAATCAGGGTTAGGCGTGACGACATAGCCCATGCCTTTCATCATCTCGACGATTGCCCTAGCGCCAACGCTTGCGGTCCAATCAATGTCCATGCTGCAATCAATCGCGTCGGCAATGTCGTCCTCAAGGACGGTCCAGTCGTCGTCAGTCACAGTTAATCCCCCTAATTGCGTCGTCAATCATCAGGGGCTCTGCCTGCGGATGACAGAAATAAGCAAGGCTCCACAACAGCTCTTTGACCATGTATTTAGGATCAATTCCGTCAAGAATATCGTCGGTTATGATACGGCCGCCGGGAATGTAAGATTTGCGCTCGCCTCTGATGCCGGTCACTCCCATGTCAACAATGATGGGATCAGTCGCCGGGCAATCGCGAGAAGCGGCCTCGCCAGGAACATATGTCCCGACAAGATCAACCTCTAACTCGATGGTGATGGTGCGGCGAACCTGGGTCATTCCGCACCCCCGATCTCAACCGCTGCGGCGTAGTGGACAATCCGCCCGGCATCCCACTCATTCAGGAAATATTGGTCGCCAATGATGTCCAGCACTTCGCTCGCCGGAAAATCCGCTTGAACGGTGCGGCTATACATGCGCCCCATGTCACCGACAACTTCGGTATATTCCATGATGGGCTCAAGGCGGAGGCGGTCATAAATGGCCTCAATCTCCTTCAGGCAAGCGCCCAACTTGCGGCCCGCTTCGATCAGGGCAATCTGATCCTCGGAGTAGAAATCAGCGTCGCCAGCTTCGGTGATGGCAGCGTCAAGGCGTTGGGCGTTCGTGAGCGTCTTCATTTCGTCCTCGGGGTTCGCGTTGTTGTTGACCCGACCTTACTAGCGTCATCACCCATTGCAAGCGGAAAATGATAAGACCGCGCAACTTTTCTTGTTGACCTTTCCGCCCCCCGCATTAGGGTCAGTGACGAAAGGAGACAACATGACCAAGCTCGAACAATGGATGAGGACGCAGACCCCGAAGGTGACAGATCAGGCGCTTGCCGATCTGGTCGGCGCTACCCGGCCCACAATCAGCGGCATCAAGAAGGGACACACGACCCCGACACTGGCAGTCGCCGTCCGGCTGATGGAAGCGACGGGGCTCAAGGCTAGTGATTTTTTGGCGGGTGCGGAATGAGCCTCACTCCCTACGCGGAATTGATTGCGCGGAAGGCGATTTCGTTCAAGCCGCAAGGGTTCATGGACATTCCAGAATTGAACCCGGAACTGAAGCCGCACCAGGACCATTGCGTCCGCTTTGCGCTTGATCAGGGATGCGCGGCACTGTTTCTTGATACCGGCCTTGGCAAGACTTTCTGCGCTCTGGAATGGGGCCGGGTGGTTATGGAAAAAACCGGCAGGCCCGTTCTCATGCTTGCGCCTCTCGCCGTGTCTCAACAACATGAGCGCGAGGCAAAGCGGTGGGGAATTGACGCCATCGCAATCCGTGAACCAGAGCAGATCACGACCCCACGCATCTATATCGTCAATTATGAACGCCTCGGAAAGTTTGACCCGTCCATCTTCTCCGGTGTCATTCTGGATGAATCATCGATCCTCAAGAGCTTCACCGGCGTGACAACCCGCGCGCTTATGGCAGCGTTTAAGGATACGCCATACCGGCTCTCATGCTCTGCCACGCCCGCACCTAATGACCACATGGAACTAGGCCAACAGGCGCAATTCCTGGGGGTCATGGAAAGCACTGACATGTTGGCGCGGTGGTTCTTTGCCGATCAGGCAAACATGGGAAAATACCGCATCAAGGGGCCGGGCGTCACTGACTTTTGGCGGTGGATGGCCTCATGGTCGCGGTGCGTGTCCAAGCCTTCCGACATTGGCTTTGATGACACTGGATATGACCTACCACCGCTTGAGATGACCCGTCACGTTATCACGGCTGATAGGTCAATGGATGCCGGTGAGGACAAGTCAGGTCAAATGCGGCTTATCCGTATCCCCGACATGTCCGCCACGTCGATCCATAAAGAGAAGCGGCTAACCGTTGACGGACGCGCGGATAAGATTGCCGAGCTGGTTGCGGCGGAACCTGACGAACCGTGGATTATCTGGTGTGACACCGACTATGAAGCGGACGCTCTCACCGCTCGCATCCCTGGATCTCTGGAAGTGCGCGGCTCAATGTCGCCTGAGATTAAAGAGGAAAGGCTCTCGGCGTTCTCTCTTGGTCAGGCTCTCGTGCTGGTGACTAAGCCTTCAATCGCCGGGTATGGCCTTAACTGGCAACATTGCGCTCGCGTTGGGTTTGTCGGGCTCTCGTTCTCTTATGAAAGTTTCTATCAAGCTATCCGCCGTTGCTATCGGTTCGGACAATCGCGTCCGGTTCAGGTTCATGTCGCCTGCGCCGATACGGAGGAATCCATCTGGAATGTCGTCAACAGAAAATCAGGCGACCACGATGGGATGAAGGTTGCGATGACAAAAGCCATGCGCGAAGCTGTTGTCCACAATCGCGGATATGTCTCATATCAACCCACTGTGAAAGCGGCTTTGCCCGCATTTTTGAGGACCTAGAATGGACGTTATCAATCAGGAAGTGACTGAACGCTTTGCGGCTTACAACGCCGATTGCGTGGAGTTTGCAAAGACGATTCCCGACAACTCGATAGACTTTACCGTCTATTCCCCGCCGTTCTCTAACATCTATACCTATTCGGACAGCGAACGCGACATGGGCAATGTCGAAAGCGATGACGAGTTTTTCGAGAACTACCGTCACCTCATTCGGGAGAAGCTCCGCATCACGCGACCTGGGCGGCTCTCCGCCATCCACGTCAAAGACATTCCCTACTATCAAGGATCGTCTGAAAACGGGGACAGTGGCCTCCGCCCGTTTTCGGACCTCTGCACGGCGGCTCACCGGCTTGAGGGCTGGACGTTTCACTGCCGCATCACGATCTGGCGTGATCCCGTCCTTGAGCGCGGTAAGACGAACGCTCACGGCCTCCTTCGCAAGACCCGCCGATCTGATGCGAGTTTCTGCCGTGTCGGGATGCCTGAATATCTCCTGATTTTCCGCAAGTGGGCAAAGGAGGGTCAAGAGGACCTTGTGAGGCCGCTGGTCAATCCTGACTATCCTACCGAGTTGTGGCAACAGGAAGCCTCCCCGGTGTGGGATGGTGAAACGATCTGGAACTATCAGCTGAACCAGTCCGGCAAGGGTGATTTTGACCTTCGCGCTACGGAAGTCCTCAACGTCAAATCGGCCAAGGATGAGGACGCAATCAAGCACCTTTGCCCGATGCCACTCAACATCACCCGACGGGCTCTGACGCTATGGTCTCAACCTGGGGACGTTGTGTTTTCACCGTTCATGGGCATCGGCTCCGAGGGATGGGAATCCATTCGTGCCGGGCGCAAGTTTATCGGCACCGAACTGAACCAGACATACTATCGGCAGGCCGTGAAAAATCTTCACGAGGCCGGTGGTCCTGTCGCGGATCTGTTCTCATGAACCTCACCGCAATCATCTTCCCCCGTCGTCACGCTCTCACCCAATGGCAATCCGCAAAGGCACGCTATGAGGCCGCTGTGAGGGCAAGGGACACACGCGGACAACATGGGGCATGGGAGGCCCTGCGTAGGGCAACTGTGCGGAAATTGAAGGTGGGGGCGTGAAGGTTCTCGTTGCGTGTGAATATTCCGGCACCGTGCGGGATGCATTTATCCGGGGGGGGCATGACGCAATGTCGTGTGATTTGCTGCCAACGGAAGTGCCCGGGCCGCACCATCAAGGAGATGTTTCGCCCTTACTGGATCAAGGGTGGGATCTGATGGTTGCTCATCCGCCTTGCACGCATCTGGCGGTCAGCGGCGCTAGGCATTTTGCTTCCAAGCAGGCAGCGGGGCTTCAACAGGAGGCTCTCGATTTTGTGCGGCTTCTGATGGATGCACCCATTGCCAGGATAGCCATTGAAAATCCCATTTCAATCATTTCCAGCCGCATCCGAAAGCCCGATCAGGTCATTCAGCCTTGGCAATTCGGACACGGCGAAACCAAGGCGACGTGCTTTTGGCTCAAGAACCTGCCAAAGCTAGTGCCAACTAATATCGTAGAAGGTCGGGAGCAGCGGGTTTTCAGAATGCCGCCTGGGCCTGACCGATGGAAAGAGCGCAGTCGAACCTTTGCCGGGATTGCGGAAGCAATGGCCGACCAATGGGGATCTGAATGGAGGCTGAGGGCGTGAACCCAGAGGAACAAATCCACCGGGCAATTGTGAAATATCTCCGCCTCGCATGGCCGGAAGTTCTGTTCTTCCACCCGGCCAACGGTGAGAAGCGCGGTATCCAGGCAGCGGTCAGGCTCAAGGCAATGGGCGTCATTCCAGGCGTGCCCGATCTGGTCCTGATCTTTCCGGATGGCTCTCATGGCTACTTGGAAATCAAACCGGAGAAGAAATACGCCACCCCCGTGCAGAAAGCCTTTCACGCGGAGCTAACCGCCCGCAACGTCAAAGTCGCCGTCGTCCGGTCAATCGAAGACGTGGCGCAAACCCTTGAGGAATGGATATGAGTGAGAAGATTACATGGACCGACGACATGAAGGAGGTTGTTCGGAAACACTGGGCAGACGGTCGGACCACGCCGGATATTGCGGACTCCATTAATACCGATTTCGGCACCAGTCTGACCAAGAGCGCCATCGGTGGTCTCATCACCCGCATGGGCTATGAAAAGGCGTGCGAGATGGAGGCGTTGACATCCAAGCTCGTGCAAGAGGAAATCGACAAGGCCTGCGCCAAATATGCAGCCAAGTCCGCCGATGTGATTTTCAGGCTCCGATATAAGGAAAATGAAGAACCCCGCGTTGTTGCAGCACGGGCGGAGGCTATTGCCCAGATTGTCAACAGGACCGGCGCGAGTATCAAGCTCATTGCGAAGGCATGGGGCTGCAATGACGATTTCATTTCCCCTCATTACCCGCGCTGGAACATTACCAATGGCCGCTAATCCCATCACCGACTATGACCGGCGCATCGTCCGCGAAATGTGGACGGCAGATTATTCCATCGATCAAATCAAGGCAAAGATCAACCGGGCTCGCGGGACGATCCAATACATCGCCGCCTCATTGCGTCTGGGGCCTAAGCCTGTATCGCCTCTTGTTACAGTCTGGACGCCTGACATCCTGGCCGACCTCGAAGCTGAATGGTTTGCTGGTGCCACGGCAAGCGGAGTGGCGAGGGTTCTCAACAAGAAGTATGGAACCAGCTTCACCCGCAATGCCACGATTGGCAAGATCCACCGCATGGGTTTGATCAGGTCCAGCGAGGTCAGCGACTTGAACAAGCGCGAGAACGCGATGACGTCTCCGATGATCCGCCGCGCCACGAACGATAACCGCAAGGTTGAGAAGGAGAAGAAGACCAAGCGCGACAAGCCCAAGCCGAAGCGCACGGCAATTCCAAATCCCGCCGCGTCCTTTGGGGCAGACGACAATGTGCGGGAAGCCTGGGTCATTGTCACCGATGCGGCATGGGACGTTCTGCCCGGCACTGAGCCTAAGACGCTTCTCAACCGGCGAAACTTTGGCGAATGCAAATATCCGGTCGGTATGAATGAACCAGAGCAGCGGTTTTGTTGCGCTAAAACCGACCAAACCTATTGCGACGCTCACCGCAAGATCATGTATCGCCCGCCGTCTAGCAGCGACCGTGACGCACTGCGCCTGCGCGGCTTGTTGAAGGCAACCGCTCGATGATTACGCACAGTCTCAATGACGATGACACCGTGACCATCAGGGACGGTATTAAGACCTTGACGGTTCCGATGCGCGAGGCCGTTAACCTCGCATATGCCATAATTGACGATCTGGACCCGACCGGAGAGGATTCGCCCATCAATCGGCTGGTCAATCCTGGGAACGGGACTAGGCCACGATACGGGGCACAGAAACTTGCAATGCTCAAGGCAATGTCGGCAGGCAAGCGGTCTGCAACCTATCTCGGGCAACTGATCGGGCGCTCATCGAACCATGCCGCCCAGCAACTCCTACGGATGCAGCGCATGGGCTTTTGCGCGTCCTCCACCATCCCCGGCACGGCAAACCGAAAAGAGTGGGAAATCACCGCGAAGGGACGCCATTGGCTGGCCGTGAACTGATGAAAGAACTCCACAACATCGAAGCCGAACAAGCCGTTTTAGGCGCGGCTCTCTACCGCCACTCCATTATTGAGGCGCTGACCGATCTAATCCCCGATCATTTCCATGAGGCCACGCATAGGGACCTCTGGGCGACGATGCAACGGCTTTCACGGGAAGGGCGTGCGCCTGACCCATTGACTGTCTCAGAGGCTATGTCAGGCCATCAAGGGCTTACCGGGTTAGGTGGGTCCGCATATCTCGCCGACCTCTATTCACGCGGGATGCCATCAGCGGCGAAGGACCATGCCGATATTGTCCTGAACTGTGCCCGGCTCCGAGACTTGCGGCAGGTTGCGTCTGACGTTTCCGACATGGTGACACCTGGGGCCGATGCCTTCTCCATCATTGCACACGCCGAAAAGACGTTCGGCAAGATGGTTCAAGACGCCGCACCGGCATCAGAAAATCTAATAGACGGCCAGACCTCGGTTCAGGAAACGCTCGAACAGATTGAGAAGGAAATCAGCGAGGGGCGCGAGAAGGGCTACATGACTGGGCTCCGCTGCGTGGACTATCGCCTGCGGGGCTTGCGTCCCGGTTGGCTGGTAGTGATTGCAGGGCGTCCGAGTATGGGAAAGACTGCGCTCGCGCGAGCATTAGCGTTCGGAGCAGCACGCAAGACGAAAGCGCAAGTCGTGTTCTTCGCGCTTGAGATGGATCGTCGGGAACTTGACGAACGCACTCTGTCTCAACTGTCATTTGAGCAATTCGGTCCTGATGATGCGATTGAGTATAGGCGCATCGGCGGGGATATGACTAGGGACGAACTGGTGAGACTTCGCCGGGCAGCGGCCCAGGTTCCCGATAATTTCGTCATCGACGACAGCCCGATCCTGTCCGTTGACTATGTTCGGCGTCGGGTTCTCGCACTCAAGCGCAAGGGCCCGGTTGCAGCGGTGTTTATAGATTATCTGCAAATCATGGACCGGCCCGACATGAAGGGCCGCAATGAGGCATCAGTGATTGGGGAGATGACTAAGGGGCTCAAGCAGCTTGCCAGAGAGGCGCAAACGTGCGTGGTGCTTTTATCCCAGATCAACCGGGGTGTTGAGCAGCGGGACGACAAGCGGCCTCAATTGTCGGATCTGCGTGAATCCGGCGCAATCGAGCAGGATGCAAACGCGGTCCTGTTTCCCTATCGGGACGTGTATTATCTCGAACGCGCAGAGCCTGACCGCAATAAGTCAGAGGCGAAATGGCTAGACTGGCAGATGGCCGTGATGGACAATCAAACCAAGATGCAGGTCATTGCCGCGAAGGTCCGTCAGGGATCAATCGGAACCGACCAGCAGACCTATTTTGCACCCTTTGACGTGGTGGAGGACGTGAAGTGAGCAGGCACTCTTTTGACCCTGAAGTCGCCCAGGCCGTAGGCGTTAACGCTGCGGTCATTTATCAGAATATCGTCTGGTGGGCCGAGAAGAACGCTGCCAATGAACGCCACATCCATGCCGGTCGCGTCTGGACCTATAACAGCGTCGGGGCGTTTGAAACGCTCTTTCCGTATCTGTCCACCAAGCAGGTCAGACTGGCCCTTGAGAAGCTGGTCGAGGCCGGGCTTTTGGTCACTGGAAACTTCAACCAATCCCCTTACGATAGGACCAAATGGTATTCCCCAAATGAGGATTTCCATTTGTCCAAAACGGCAAATGAATTTGACCAGAAGGGCGAACCTATACCAGATAGTAAACCAGTTGATAAACCAGATAACAGCCAGCCGCGCGAAGCCTCCTTCGATCTATGGTGGGAAGCCTACCCTCGGAAGGCGGCTAAAGGTGCTGCTAGGAAGGCATACGCCTCAGCCTTGAAGAAGGTTCCGGCGGGCAGCCTCTTAAAACTCACACAGGCTTTTGCCTTCGATAAGGAAACAAGATTCATTCCGCACCCGGCGACATGGCTCAACGCGGAACGCTGGATCGAAGCCCAGATCGAACCCGACACAACCCCCAGGATGAGCAATGAGGAAGTGAGAATGATGTTCTGGACCAAGAACCGCTATTGGAACTCCGACTGGGGTCCGCGTCCTGACAAGAGGGCCACGGCATGAGCTGGTATTGCATCCGCGCTGCCACGCGCTCCGAGGCAAAGGTCATCAAGGGGCTGTCCGAGATAGGGGTTGAAGCCTATTGCCCGATGGAAACGAACTGGATCACCCATGCTAGGACGACTGAACGCAAAGACCGCCCACTCCTGCCGGGTTATATCTTCGCCACCCTCACCGACGCCGACATTTGGCGCGTGAACCGCCTCCAAGGGGTTCTAGGCATCATCGGTGCCCCTGGATTGCCAATGCCCCTCCCTGACCGCTTTGTGGGGCTTCTAGCGTTCCACGAATGGCTAGGCGCATTTGATCGGACCATGCCCTACACGGAATTGAAGCTGATCCCGAAACCTGGGATGGCCGTGAAGGTGACGAAAGGCCCGCTATCTGGCGCTCTGGCCGTGGTCGCAGATGGCAAGCATACTGAGAACCGACTTCGCGTCCTCATTGACGGGTTCGGGCGTGTGAGGGAATATGTCGTCAAGGCCGACGCGGTGGAGGGGATCTGATGCGGCAAGCGGTAGGGCGTATTTGCGCGGCACTAGCGGAATGGCTCTGCGACCTGTCCGACCTAGCTTTCGGCGTTGACACTAAGAACTCAACGGAAACGATGTCCGCCGAGGCCATGAGGGCTCTATCTTTCTGCGCCGATCTGGACGACTTGGAAGACGGCGAAATTATATCAGTTCAGGAATATGAGCGCCGGATCAGGATTGGGATGCAGGCGGCAACATGGCACTAGACGACAACGCAATCCCAGACGATGAGGTTGCAGCGGCTTTCCACAAGAACCGTCCTCCGTTCTCGGGCTTGGGTGTCTGGGTAAAGACTGAAGATGACCCATGGACGCGCGACATTGACAAAACGCCGGACGATGGTATCTAGGTAGTGTTCCGCTCCGTGTGTTTCGCGTTTGCGCGTTTCACCCGGTGTGTTGGCGTGTGTCCGACACAAGACGAAGCCGCACTTGCCCGCGACAGCAAAGCCCTAGGAATGGCAGGATTGCCTAGGGACGCGTCATTTAATCTGGCCCTAGTTCTCCACTCAGTCCCATCCTGGCAGGTGAGTGACAAAACGCCGAAGATATGCGGAAGCGACCCGGCGGGCCATACTCATGTGGTCGGGTAATCTCGGAAGCCATGCTTAACCAATCATCAGTTTCGGAAGGAAATCCCTGATGGCACGCACTGGACAGCGCGGCATTAGCGCCGCCGCCCCTTTCACCGGCCCGACCGTCTGGGCAACCTGCAACGGCCTGCCCCATACGGCAACCAGTGGCACCGACACCACGCCTGTCGTGACTGAGGAATACGTTGCCGAAGTGTTCGTTCCGATGAATTGCATCGTGACCGGCTTCAGCGTCCTGAATGGTTCGGCAGTCGCAGGCAACATGCAGATTGCGCTTTACGATAGCGCGGGTGGGCTGGTCGCTACGACTGCATCCACCGCCGCTTCCGGCACCGCTGCCTATCAAGCTGTTCCGTTTTCCTCGACCGTCGCTTTGCGCGGCCCGGCTGAATATTTCATTGGCCTTCAGAACAACAACACCTCGAACCGCTTCCGCTCTCACACGGTCGGTGTTCATGGTGCGAGCAAGAAGACCGGCCAGACCTACGGCACCTTCACCGCTCTTACTCCGCCCACGACCTTCACAACGGCGCTCGCTCCTATCGGCGCGCTGTATTAAAAATACAGGATGAAAAATGAGCGAACCTTCGGAAACACCCAAGAAGCGGGGTAGGCCTTTGGGCTCTCCGAACAAGGTGATACCGGAGGTTCGTCTCCTTGCCCGTGCCTATACGGAAGGTGCGGTTAAGACCCTGGCTGAGATTATGGATCGGGGTGAGACAGACGCGGTGCGTATCTCTGCAGCCAATAGCCTCCTAGACCGTGGGTTTGGTCGCCCTGCCCAAGCAGTTCACGTCGGACAGGATGAGGAAGCCGGTCCCATTCAACAGGTCATCCGTTGGGCGGTGAGTGAGACCGAGGCAATCAAAGACCCGAGTAAGCGTGCAGACTAAAGAGTTTGTCATTCCCTACCGGCCCCGTGCCGTGTGGGCAGACTTCCACAATGACACTAGCCGGTGGAAGGTGGTTGTCGCTCACCGCCGAGCGGGCAAAACTGTAGCTCTGATTAACCACGCCATCCGAGACGCCTTCGCGTGTCCGCATGAGCGTCCCAGGTTCGCCTACGTTGCGCCGTATCTCAGTCAGGCTAAGAGCGTGGCATGGGACTATGCCAAGACCTTCTGCGCTCCGATCCCCGGAGTGACGTTCAATGAGGCCGAGTTGCGGGTGGATCTGCCCAACGGGGCGCGGATCAGGCTATTCGGTGCGGATAACTACCATTCGCTCAGAGGCATGTATTTCGACGGTGTGATTCTTGACGAGTTCGGGGACATGGACCCGAGGGCATGGACGGAAGTCATCCGCCCGGCATTGTCAGATCGGCAAGGTTGGGCAGCGTTCGCCGGGACACCTCGCGGCAAGAACGCGTTCTATGACATGCGGAACCGTGGCCTGAAACATCAGGACGGTTGGACGGCATGGGTTCTAAAGGCATCGGAGACCGGCATCCTTTCGGCAGACGAGTTGAAGGACGCCCGCGATAGCATGGACGGCAACGCCTACAACCGGGAATATGAGTGTGACTTCGAGGCTTCCGTTGAGGGGGCCTATTACGCTGACGAGATGGCTAAGGCCGAGGCAGAGAAGCGCATTACGCGGGTGCCGATTGAGCCTACCGTTCGGGTGGACACATGGTGGGACCTGGGCATTGATGACGCTACGGCTATCTGGTTTGTGCAGGACGTGGGCAAGGAACGCCGGATAGTCGATTACCTCGAGGTGTCCGGTGAGGGCCTCCCGCAGATCGCCAAGCGGCTAGACGCCAAGGGATACCGCTACGGACGCCACATCCTGCCACATGACGCCGAGGCGCGGGAATTGGGCACTGGTGTGAGCCGGATTGAAACCCTCCACGCTCTGGGGGTGAATAACACCGAGGTCATACCGGCCCAGGCTGTTGCCGATGGGATTAACGCAACCCGGTTGATGCTGTCCCGGTGCTGGTTCGATGCCGAACGCTGCGAGCGTGGGCTAGAGGCCTTGAAGCAATATCGCCGGGAATGGGACGGCAAGCGTCAAGTGTGGCGCGAACGTCCGTTGCATGACTGGTGTTCTCACGCGGCTGATGCGTTCCGATATGGAGCATTGTCCCGCCTCCCGATTAAATCTCCTTCGGCACTGATCATGCCCAATTTCGGAGTTGTCTGAATGACCTATTCTTTGGGCGGTCTCCAAGCCGTCGCGTCGAACACCATGACCCGCCCGGCTGATACCACGGCCTACGCTCAATATGACCTGGTGGCGAACAGCACGACTGCCGGCAACGTCACTGGCATTGTGTTTCCCAACGCCGTGCGCTTTGACCTTGAGTGCGCCCGCTTCGAGCGTATCCGCCTTCGCAAGTCTGGCACCAGCCTGACGAACGCATCCTTCCGCGTTTATCTGTTCACGGCTCTCCCGACCCTCTCGGTGGGTGATAACGCGACGTTCAATTCGTCTAGCGTTCTTGCCGTGGATGACATGGACAAGCTCGTCGGCTGGTTTGACGTGACGATGGATCGGTCTGGCGCTGCTGGTGCGCGTGGATCGGGCACGCCGAACAGTGGCCCGGCTCTGACCATCAAGCCCGCGTCTGGCACCTCGCTGTATGGCCTGATCGAAGCGACTGCCGCCTATACCCCGACGTCGGCTGAGACGTTCAACGCCGTGCTTGAGGGCCAGTGGTCCTAAATGCCGTTCATTACCCGCCTCCCGCCTCTGACCGGCGCTGACCCCTATCCAGACGCTCTACTGGCCCTGGATTTCGTCGGTGCACGTCGTGGTCCGCAGTATTACAAGTCGGGTGGTGTGACGGTCTCTGACATCACGCAGATCCCCGGCTGGACCTACACTGGCGGCACCCCTGCTGGCACCGGGTCCTACGCGCCGAAAGCTGACGGCTCGTTGCAGTTTTTCCCGAGTGTGACGAACCTGGAAACTTATTCCGAGCAATTTGACAATGCGGCATGGAGCAAGCAGGCCGCGACGATCACAGCCAATGCAGTCACGGCCCCAAACGGGACGCTGACGGCGGACAAACTTGAAGAAACTGCCACTACAAATATCCACTGGGCGTATCAAGACCCTGCCGCCGTCGCCAATACGACATATACGCTTTCCGCCTACCTGAAGGCTGCGGAACGCACAAAAGCCCGCGCCGCGCTGATAAACTCTGATGGCACGAATGTTTCGGAGACAATTGTTGACCTAACTGCGGGGTCTATCGTTTCCGCCACCGGCACGGCAACAATCACGTCGGCTGGTAACGGCTGGTGGCGCGTGACGCTAACCGGCACGTTAAATGGCACGGCCACAAGGGCCAGAACCTACCTCCAGACGGCGCTTGCCGATAACTCGTTCAACTACGCAGGCACCGCCGGTTCCGGCATCTACATCTGGGGAGCCCAACTCGAACTCGGCTCCACGGCCTCGACCTATATCCCCACCACGACGGCGGCTGTGACCGTCGCGCCGGCCCGCATCACGGACGCGGGGTATCTGGCGGAGGAGGCGCGGACGAACCTGCTGGTTTACAGTCAGGACTTCACAACCCAAGGCGCTGGATTTTGGCAGCTACAAGCGTCCAGCACGGTTTCTGGTAACGCAGCAACAGCCCCAGACGGCACCGCGACTGCTGACCTCTGGACTCGGGTGACGACCGCCGCAAGTTATTTTACGCAGACCAAAACAAAGGCAGCATCCGCGACCACTTACACGCATTCAATGTATGTAAAAAAGAGCGTCGGAAACTACTACGCGATCAGAATACAGGGTACATACCCTGCACGAGTGGACGCTGTTTTTGACCTTTCGACCGGCACTATTGCCACCGCAGCGGTTGTATCTGGGTCATTTACCAGCCCTTCAGCTACGATTGAACCGGCGGCCAACGGCTTCTATCTTGTGACCATCACCGCAACGTCTGACGCCACAACGGCCCTTCAGGTGGTTGGTTCATTCCTTTCGACAAACGTTCAGGTTGACGGCACAGACAGTGCGTCCAACTCCGCAGGTTACATCTGGCAAGCTGACTTGCAGGTAGGCTCCTTCGCCACCAGCCCGATCCCGACGACCTCCGTGGCCGTGACCAGGGCGGCGGACGTGGGGTATATCTCGGGGCTGACGGTGCCGAGTGCGTTCACCTACGCCATTCAGGTCGTTCCGAATACTGTCACGTCTGGGTCTTTCCCCTATGCGGTTGCTCTTTCAGACGGCACTAATAACAACCGGTTTGAGTTTTATGGTTCGACTGCAAATGCGGTGGGCTACGTCGCGTCCGGCGGAACGGCGCAGTTCAACAATTCAGTGGCCAGTGTTTCATCTGTTGGCTCTGCCTCAAGAGATGCGATCTCCGTTTCCGGGACCGCACTCCTTCGGGCGATGAATGGCGTCACTAGAACGGGCGGGACGCTTAGTTCGTCGCCAGCCTCTGCGGTCACTAGACTTGAGTTCAAAACGGGGTCGGCCTCTTACTTCGCGCAAAAGGTCACCATCTCACCCCGCGCAGCCAGTGCCGACGCTCTCCAGGCTGTCACCATAGGCCCTGTGTCCTTCGCCAACGACAATGCCCCCGACGACATGCGGGCAGCTCTCTGGGGGTGGGCGGCCTAACTGGCCTCCCGCCAACCATCACCCCATCACATCGTGAAAGGAGGGCTCGCGCATGAGCCTCGACCCTGAACGCCTGTCGTCAGCCTGGGCGGCTGTAGCGGGTGGCGTATTTTACGGCCTGTTCAATCTGGCCTCCCTGCTGTTGCAGGGCCAGCCCCCGGCACCGGCAGACATCCTGCGGGCGGTCGTCAATGTGATCTGCGGCATCGTCGCAGGTGCCCTGGCGGCCTATTTCGTGGTGGGCGGGATTGCCCCCCTGATCCCGTTCAAAAGCCTTCAGGATCCGGAGGTCGTCGGGTTCTTTGTCGGCGCCCTGGCCTGGGTTCTGGCCCCGCAAGGGTTCCGCCTGGTGCAGGTGTTCGCAGACCGCAAGATCGGGGAGGTGGGCAAATGACCGGCCTCGATGTCTGGGCCGCCACAGCTGCGGCCATTGCCTGTGGTGCTGTCGGGGTGAGAGCGGAAATGCTCAAGCCTGACGTGAAATCCTTTTTCAGCGCCCCGCCCTGGGTCTTCCTGTCCCTGACCCTCCTGTCCCTGTCCTTTGCGATTGCCACGATCTCGATCGCCGGGGGCAGTCACGCCACAGCCCGCGAGGCCACGGTCTATTCCGTGTCCGCCCTGGTCTCGGTCCTGATGCTGGTGAACCTGTATCGTCAGCGGGTGGCAGACTGATGGCCCGCATAGGGGCACCGCCCCTGTCGCGCGGTGAGTGCCTGCGACGGATCGAGGTCATCGAAGAATGCGCCGGTGAGGGGTTCTCCTTCGATCACAACGGCCAGCAACCGACCGTCTATAGTGAGGCGGCCAAACGTCTCGGGATCTCAATTCCTACCCTCAAAAACGCCCTGCGGTCCGCCATGCAGGAATACGGTCTGGAGCCTGATCGGGCGACCTACATTCCGCCGGCCAGATCTGAACCCCCGCCGCTGTTCACGTTTGATGACCTGCCGCACGACGGGGAGCCTGATGCGGAGACGTTGATCGGTCACCTCAAGGCGCGAAACGAGATCCGCCGGGCACACGCTGAAGCCTCACAGCTGCAGAACGTGCGCGTAAACATGGACGGTCCCATAGGCCTGGCATTCTTCGGTGACCCTCACGTTGACAATCCAGGGTGCGACTGGATCGACCTCGAACGTGATGTGAATATCTGCAAGAATACTGAAGGCCTGTTCGCCATCAATCTGGGGGACAGCCGGGACAACTGGGTCGGGCGTCTCATGGGGCTTTATGCCAACCATGAGGTCACCGCAAAGCAAGCCCTGACCCTGATCGAATGGCTGTTTACGTCCCTGCCGTGGCTGGTGACTGTCCTCGGCAACCACGACCGCTGGGGACAGGAACACGGTGACGCCGCCCAGATCATGCACCGGCTACGTCAACTGCCGGGCCTTTGTGAAGGCCACGGGGTCCGTCTGAAGATGCACCTCCCTGCCGGGTGTGACTTCACGGTCCACGTTCGCCATGATTTCCCAGGTGGATCACAGTTTAACCCCGCCCATGCGCTGGTTCGTGAAACTCTGTTCGGGTATCGCGACCACATACTTGCCTGTGGCCACCGTCACTCGACTGGATACATCCCGATTTGGCACAATGACCCGGCCAGGCTGTGCCACGGTTTCCGAGTTGGAACCTATAAAGTCGGTGATGAATACGCTAAAGAGAAGGGGTTTAAGGAACTGAACTGGGCCAAGTCGATGGCGGCAGTCATTGATCCTGAATATGCTCACGACCCGGTTCGCTACATCAAACCGTTTTTCTCCCTGGAGGAAGCGGCGGAATACCTCACCTGGCGCAGGTCCAAGTGGGCCAGTCAGCGCACCCCCTCCTAACCACCCTCACAACACCTTCCTGCGGAGGCGCTAATGTTTGCGCTTGGTCAACGGTCTATGGACCGGCTCATTGGCGTGCATCCTGACCTGTCAAAGGTCGTGAAGCGCGCCATCCAACTGTCCACCGTGGATTTCGTCGTGATCGAGGGCGTGCGGACCCGCGCACGTCAGGCGGAACTTTACGCCCAGGGTCGGACCAAACCCGGTCCGAAGGTCACCTGGACGATGAACAGTCGGCACATCCCTGCCGGTGACGGGTTCGGCCACGCGGTGGACCTCGGCCCGATCAAGGACGGCGTTATCGCCTGGGGTGATCCGGCAGCGTTCACGGCGATCAACACCGCCATGCAGGCAGCGGCCACCGAACTGGGCGTCAAGCTGCGCTGGGGCAAGGACTGGAACGGGAACGGGGTCGCCGGTGAAAAGGGTGAGACCGACAGCCCTCACTGGGAGCTGCCAGCGTGATTGACTTCCTGTTCGGCATGGCGGTCGGCACGTTCCTGACCATGGGCGTGATCGGGGTCGTCATCGGTGCCGCCCTCCACTGGATCCGGTCTGCAGTCGCGAGGTCCCTATGATCCCGGTCCGTCTTTACCTGATGGCCGGTGTCGCCGCGGTGTTCGTCGCACTGGTCGCCGCTGTGGGTGTGCAGTCTGCCAGGCTGTCCCACGCCAAGGCCGACCTGATGGCCGCTAGAGACGAACTGAAAGGGGCGCAGAACGTGGTCGAGGCCTACAAGGCCACCATCACCGCCCGTGACGCCAAAGCCCGTGCAGACGCCGCCCTGGCCGTCTCTGAGGCTGGCGAGCTGGCCGCCCTCTACAAGTCCACATGCAAAGGAGCGTTTAATGCGGGTTACGCCTCTCGCCGCTGTCCTGATGGGTCTGTCCCTGACGGGCTGCCAGACCTTCACGCTACGCAGTCCGCTGGTCGTTTCGCCGGCTCCGACGATCTGTCCACCCAGTCTGGCGGCACCCGTCCCCGCTGAACCTGTCGCGCCTGACGGGGTGCAGTTGGCCGATCTGCCGCCAGGCGTCGCTGAATGGTGGTTCACCGATATGTTGCCCTGGGCACGGTCCACCGCCCTGCGGCTGGATCAGGGGCGAAGGTGGTGCGTCGAACAGTCGCGCCCACCTGATCCCGGCTAGATGGTAGGTTTACGACCCCGCACAAACAGCGTCGAGCCTCACGGTTCCGCACCAGCCCCTCGGTCACCATGCCGGGGGGCTTTTTGTTGTCCGGTTAAGTCGCGGAAACGGTTAGACAATCCGAACCTAACCCATTGAAAACACTCAGACGGCCAATGGTCGGTTAGACACGGCAAGACATTGAAAACATGCAGCTAGGTCCGTCCCCTAGGGACTGCCACCGCGAGATTTTAGCACTGATTTCATTCAACAATTCGGCCAGATTGTCTAACCGGGTGAACGGGTTAGACAGTGACGTTCCTCATTTGGCCTTTTTCATCGCCCGATCCGCCAGACGTTCCTGATCGGCAGACGCTGTGTAGGTCGCGACCTCCGACAGATTCTTGTGTCCGGTGATCGACATGATTTCATTTGCGCTGCATCCGGCTTCCGCCAAGCGACGTGCTGCCGCTTTCCGCAGACCGTGCGGGGCAGACCGTGGCGGGAGGCCCGCAGCCTGGGCGGCATCAGTGAACCAGTTCGTAAAACCTGCCGGACTGAACGGCTGACCGTATTGCGTCTGCACGAATGTGAGCTGGTCGCGCGGTACCTGGTCGATCTCTGCCTGAAGCGTCCGGTGAATAGGGATCCACAGATTGGTCCGTCCACCTGACTTGGCCTGCGCGACAGCTATTCGACCGTCCTTGACGTGCTGACGGCCCATTGTGACCACGTCTGACCGGCGCTGGGCGGTATAGAGCAACAAGTGCAGGGCCAGACGCTGACGGGTGCCTGTGGGCCAGTAGGCCTCGAACCTGGCAATGTCGTCCTCTGACCAGGGCCTGAACCCCTCACCAGTCTTTCGCGGGCGACGCATCCCCGCCATCGGATTGTCCTTGCGCCAGCCATGCTCGACAGCGTGGGTCAGGAGAAGCCGCAGGACACGGCGCAGGCTGTATTCGTCCTTTTTCTGCTGATCGAGCAGCTTGACGATGTGGCGATATTCCAGACCGCTGACCGGCAGATGGCCGTGGACCGCCCTGAACTTGTCGATCACCAGGCGATATTTGCGCTGGGTCTTTGGCCCAATGCCTGTGAACCGGCTAGAACGATAATAGGAGACGCACAGGGTGCTGATTGACCCTGGCAAGGTTCGCTCTACCCCTGCGCCTTCAGACGGCCCTGTGACCGTGTCCAGGGCGCTCTGATAGGCCTCCATGAACTCCCTCGACCCAGGCAGACCGGGCAGGGCAATCCGTGCAGCACCTGGCCGGCGGAAATAGTGCCGCCAGACCCCGTGTCTGTCCTGATAACGCTGGATCCATCGCAGCTTTAGGTCGGTCATCTGATCGCCAGGGCGTCGTCCCACAGGTTTGCAGGGGGTTCGCTTTCATCCCGCGCGCTTGCGTCTGGGTGTGTCAAGCGCAGTTCATAGGCCCCATCGGGACGCAGAACGATGCCGGTGACCGCCTGGCCGAGGGCTGTGGCGGTTTTCATGGCCCGCTTGAGGGTGGCTTGGCTGATGGCGCTGCGGGTCATGGCGCTGACACCTTGGGTTTTTCGCCATAAGGACCGCGAGGCCCTTGTGCGGCCCATGAACCTGCCAGTGGGCTTGTCTCGCTGATAACCGTGACGATGATGTGGCGCATGTGCCTGGGCTTGGACACGCCACATTCAATCAGGGCATTGACTACCGTGGACCCATATTCGTGGACGATTTCCCGCACCTCTGGTGGGAGGCTGTCTATGCGGTCCATTCGCGCCCGGCGCTTGTCGTCAATCCACTGTTGATTGCTGGGTTCAGATCGGCGCTCCGTCATCACCCGCCCCCTTGCATGTTCAGGGCGGCCTCTGCCTGTGCAAGCATGGCCTCTACGGCGCGGGGGTTGCCAGCCACCTGGACCTGAAACCGACTGTCGATCAGGAAGAAGCCCAAGGCCTCCCGCAACCTCTCCGCCTCCGTATCCACCTTGAGCAAACCATGACAGGCGTCAGCGTATAGCTGCTTCCACCGCGCCACCTCGGTCTCAAGGTCGGCCAGCCGAGAGGCGGGGATGAGGGCCGACAGTTCGGCCTGATCGGCGCACACTGACCGCCCGCCAAGGAAGGTCATCCACCACACGACCATAGGTCGCTTCGGGTTCTGACTGTCGCTCACAAAGTCCATCGTCACCGGCAACAGCCACTCGCTGCCGGGGGTGAGGGTGTTCCAGTCCCCGGGTCGATACGTCGAACCAGTCCCGGTACACCGATGGCAGATAGGACCGCCACGGTCCATGTGGCTGAAGTCAGTTCCACCGCAATACACGCAGGGCTTAAGCACGCTCAT